GGGTATAAGCTACTATATTCTTTACAAACGTCATCAAAGAGTTCATAATCATAGGACTCATCTAATCCACTTCCATTTCTGTTTCTACTATATATAATCCTGCCACCGTTTTGTTCAATAAAGTTTAATAGTTGAGATTTATCCATTGCTTTAACTTGTGATACAAGATGTATAAAGTCATCTGACGAAATACTCTGGCAATAAACTTCACCATAATCTGTATCATCATTAAATATTACAATACAATTTATAGAATTCAATACTTTATTCTTATTTTCATCATATATCATTTTAGAACTTGAAAGTAATTTTATTTCTTTTCCATCACCTAATTTTATCCAATTTTTATCATTAAACTTTAACAATCCATGTCTGTTATCCGCCATTGGCATTGCACCGTTTATATCTTCCATAAATGATTCATTCAATCTTCTACTCTTCTTTTTTTCTTGCTCTATGCCACTCATAGCATATAATCTATCTGTAAATTCATTTAATTTCATTTTATTTCTCCCTAATTTGGAATATATAACTATTTATTTTTATACTTTTAGTATCAACGCCCACGTTGTTAGGGAAAGATATATTATTATATCTCATCTTTGCAGATGTAATTATCTCCTTATTGGAAAAATTTACAACATCTAGTGTTACTGTCAATGGAAAATTATCAAATTTATTAACTATATTTTTCCCTTCATACTGATTTATAGTACAAGTTATATTATATCTTATAGGTACCACATCATAATTTTTAGTGTATTCTATAAATATATCACCCTGTGATGATTCTTTTATATTATTTGGATCTATATTATTGTCTATACAGAACTCTTCGGCTTCATCATAATAAGAAAAGGGTTCGGTAATTATTTGTGATGGATGCCTATCAGAAAAATTAGTTTTAGAAGAAAATTTAAACTTATCTTTTAGCTCTACTCCCTTAGGAAGACCATCAAGATTGTCTTTTATATTATATTTAATATTCTCATTTATATTTTTACTTTCAAGTAATAAATCGCTTAATATACTCATTAATCTAAATCCATTTCTACTTGATCTTCAAATTCTTTATCTGGCTTTGTAAACCTATATTCGTTATTAGGTTTAAACCTACCTTTTTCTCTCGCTAATTGATTAGCTTTACTAATCCTATCTCCTGTAACTTTAGGTCCTTCTTCTGTATCTTCTATATATAATCCTGCTTTTGTTACTTTATCATATGTGGTATCAGTAACTTCCCCATACTCTTCTATATCACTATCTACCATATCTTGATATTCATTTATTCTATCACCTAAATTAGAATCACCAGTTACATCTGTAATATCTAATTGAACTTCGGCATCAGGATCATATGGTTGCTGATATATTGCAGGATATATATATTTTTGATATAATCTTTCATCATGTTCTTTCATATATTCTATATAATTATATATAACAGAACTTACTTTTATTAACCAACTACTATCACTTAATGCTAGATTTATATGTTTACAACCTGGACCTTTTGTATCATTAGGATTAGTTATATCAGATGGTCTTAATTCTGGAGCTCCTACTAATATATTATTTTTTGTAGCCCAATATTTACCTCTATATCTAAAATCAGGACAAGTACAGTTTATATAAACATTATCTGCGTTAAAAGCTCTTACAAGTGCCCTTGAAATTATTTTTCTATCTAAAGATACTCCACCGTTAAGGAAATTATGTAGTTCATCTAAAAAACCAGAAAAAGATATTCTTACTACGTATATATCTGTCTCACCTTTAACATCTATATCAACATCAATAATATCATCTTTAAATAATTTATTCATGTCAATAGAATTAAAGTTTTTTACAGATGCAGCAAGTCTTGAATACAGTCTTCTTTGGTATCTATTTTTTCCTTTAAACTGATTCCATATAACATAAGGATCACCAGTTTTTGATCTTGATAATAATTGACTTCTTTTATCTTCTAATAGTATATTCTTCATTACATTAATAAATAAGGGTGAGTAATTTACTCACCCTTAAACTCTCTTTAATTAGGTTGTATATTCTGGGTAAGCTCTATCATATTCAATAGTAACTGTAATTTCTCTGCTACCATCTTGATCTGCTGACATATCTTGTTCAGATATACTTGAAATCCAACATCCTTCTAATTTCCATGTTCTTACAACATGGTCATAGTCTGGTGGATATTCTAATAAAGTACAATCATACTTATAGTCTTTTTGTAATCCTACATGTTGATCTTTAGGATCGCCTGACAGTGCTTGCCAAGCCATAAGTATATCTTTTGTTTCAGCGCCTATAAAATCATAACAAACAAGAGATCCAGATGAATAAGAAATAACTCCTGCGTATTTTACAGCTGTATTACCTCTTCTTACTTCAATTGCATTTTGTGAGAAATGAGGCACAGAAGTTCCTTTTACAGAAAGTCTTATATAATCACTTGCCTTAGGAAATGTTTTAGTATCACTACCCCAGGCTGTAATATTATTTAAGGCCGCAGGTATTACAAATTCAAAGTTATTACCTCTCTGAATTTCATAGATCTCTTTGTTGGCAGCAAAATGATGAGCACCTTGATCTTGTCTAATTGGCATTATTTAATCCTCTCTATTCTACTTCTGCGACATCAACTTCATTGTTCTCTATTTGAACAGTTAAATCAAATACTTCAACGGAGTTAATAGGTCTAATCTGTATATTGGCTAATATCATATATGCTGGAACAGGTTCACCTGATTCTGGATTTATATTGAATTTAGTTAATTTGTAATCACTTAATATACTATTAGAAATCATAGTATCAAGTATTGGTGAAATTAAACTCTTAAATTGAATCCAAAGAATATCTGTATTTTGCTCAAACAGTAATTGTTGTGAAGCTTCGTATAAAGTCTTTTTAATATCCGAAACAACATTTCTTATATTTAAGAATGAAGTAGCTTTTGTACCATTTCTATTATTTCTTAATGTTCTATTACCCCAGATACAATAACCATACTGTCTAATATATGTTATAGGGTTAATTGAAATTAATGAATAATCTGGAACTAAGTCTGATGGTACAGTTTGATATGAATCTGCTACATTATTTGTTAAAGCATAATTAGTATGTAATGAACCGAAGTAAGGTATTTTACCTCTAGATACACCAGCTACTGCTAACCATGGAGTTTGATTATTCTTAACCTGTGTTGCTAACGAAGATAAGTAAGCAAGTGATGCTGGCATAAATACATTAGGATTTTGACCCCTATCGCCTGCTATTGAAGAATGAGTACATTCATACCATGGTGTGAACATAGCACCATATGACGCAGTAATAGAAGACATACTAGAGAATTGATCTCTTACTTGACTAATAACTGATAAAGTATCTGATTCATAAATTGTTCTACCAGGATTATCTGTATGGTCTATCAATGCTACTGAATCATGTCTTTCATAAGCCATATTAATCATAGCTTCAGCTAATCCTGAGCTAACTTTAGTTACTCCAGTTACACTATCTGTTGATAATCTTCCATATTCAAAAGTAGGATAACCACCAGAAGTGATATATTTAATTGAATAATCACCCATACTATCGAATGAATAATCTGGATTATCTGGATTACCCATAAATCTTTTTGATAATCCAGTATACATGCTATCTAATGATTCATCAGCTCCAATATACCAAATAGTATCATCACTTGTTACATCTGCCAATGTTCTATACTGTATTGTAGGATTAGTACATTTTACGTATGAATTATTTGAAAAATAATACCAACCCTGATCATATGGACTAATGTATGTATCAGTAGTACCACTTGACTCTGTAGTTGTTCCATACATTGCCAATGCTGAATTAAAATCACTAGCTAATTCTACAATATCATAATTATTAGCACTGTTCATTTGTTCATAGTATACAGGCATACCTAATGATAATAGATATAAAGCATATCTATATCCAGGATCCATATCACCTACAGCAAACATTGGTGATGTACTTTCTATTACTTGATAATAACTTTTTATAGAAGTTCCATCATTAGCAACGCCTATTTGTGTATCACTAGATTTATAAGGCGATGTAGTATTTCCACCTTCATACCAATTTTGTTCTAACGGACTTATGTTAGATTCATATACTAAGTTACCTGAATCTGGACCATATGTTTCTATATATGTACTTCCATCTTCAACCGGCAAAGTAGAATAAGTTACAGTCCAACCGTCTGTATCAGAACCTGTAACTAAGAAATAATTTATACCGTCTTCAGGCTCCCAATCTACACCTACTTCATCTGAAGAAATATCTACTAATCTGTAGAAATGTGATAATCCATCTTCGTTATTCCTATCAGCAAATTTAGTTAAATTCATTGGAGTATTATCTAACACTAATGCTCTATAATTAGGAATTGCATAGGTTGGAAATCCATTTGATGTTAATGTAGCTTCTGGATAACCTTGTTCTGACGTAAATGTTATAGGGCTATCGCCAAATAAATTTATAAATTGATATTTTGATGTAACTAATGTTGGAGTTCTAAACAAATCTGGATTATTTCCAAATCCTGGGACGTATGCTACATCATAGGAAGATAGTGTTTCCACATTAAATGTATTATCTTCTTCTCGAATTATAATTCTTTCCATTAAATTTTAGTCTCCATTTTAATTGTAAGAATTAAGAATTTTGTTGTTTCCAAGATGTACCTCCACAAATTGGACATACAGTAGGAGTTTCAAATGTTTGGTATGCATATCCACAATCTAAACATACAAAATTCTTAACCTCGTATGTGTCATCTATCCTTATTTCAATTTCCGCGTTGCGGTGTTGTCTTACATCCCACAAATAAGCATCGTC